TGTTTAGAAATGCAATAAGTTTTGACCAAAGTTTAGCTAATTGGAATATGACACAAGTGAATAATTTAATAGAATTTTTATCAAATGCTACGCTTTCAACCGCTAATTATGACGCAACACTTATAGGGTGGGCAGCGCAAACTGTACGAAGCGGATTAACTTGTGATTTTGGTAGCTCTCAATATACAGCAGGTGGTGCAGCTGAAGCAGCGAGAAACACATTGATAAATACTTATGGTTGGACAATAACTGATGGCGGTGCAGCTTAAAAGATAAAGATATGATAGAACAAACAGATTTATGTTACCCTGATGTTAAAACGTTTTATATTTGTTTTAACAACGAAAGAAGTGAAATAAAAAGTTATGGTAGTATTACACCACAGCAATGTTTAGGCACTACTTGGATTGAAATAGATTATTTTATCAATGAAGCCGAATGGCTTGATGTGTTGTTGGAAAATGGAATTGAAATAGAAGAACAAGAATAAATATAAATATATAAAAATGGCTAACAATTTAAGATTTACACATATATATCAAAAAGCAACACTTGGGCAATTTGGTTGCAGGGTGTTACAAACTGGGGATTCAACTCCAGATGGTGAATTTTATCACACAATACGACCATTAAAAAACTCATCATTCACTGCGGATAATAACACAACGGGTGGTGATAGTTCAATCACAATCACAAACGTTGAAGCATCGTGTGATATTGTTGGGCATTTTGACAATGTAAGTTGCTCACATGGAAAAATCATTTGTTACCTAATATGAGGCATTTTAAAATTAGCGAATTTGATTCACCTGATGAAGTTGGGAGCGGTGAACGTATGGATGCAGATGTGCTGCAAATGATTGATCAGGCACGTGAGTTGTTTGGCAAACCAATACGCATCAATTCGGGTGTACGTTCGATTGCTCACAATGATAAGGTTGGCGGATCAAAATCATCAAGCCATTTGAAAGGATATGCGATTGATGTGAGTTGCGACAATTCAGCGGATAGGTTTCGTTTGGTTGATATTTTGAAACTCGTTGGATTTAATCGATTAGGGATTGCCAAAACGTTCATTCACGTTGATAATGATCCCGATAAAAGTAAAAATGTAATTTGGCTATATTAATGAAAACACTATTTGCAAAATTATTGGGATTGAATAATGGTGGCAAATCATCACTTGGTGAATTTGCAAAGGATATTCGTGAAGCAATCAAAGGCAAGGAAATTGATCCTGATAAAATGATGGAACTTGTGAAGGTGCAAAGCGAAATCAACAAAATGGAGGCGCAACATCGGAGCATATTTGTTGCGGGTTGGCGGCCATTCATTGGTTGGATTTGTGGATTGGCACTTGCATACAACTTCATCATTCGTGATTTGATTGCGTGGGTTTCACCTGATATTATGCCTCCCGCAATTCAAATGGATCAACTCATTACCATTCTTTTGGGGATGCTTGGTTTGGGTGGTTTGCGTACCTTTGAAAAAATAAAAGATAAAACCAAATAAATGGGAGTTAAGGATACTGCAAATTTGGCAATGATTCCCGCAGCGTATGCGGAGGATAAAGTTTATTCAGTTTTACCATCTGATGGTGATGGGGATTTCACATTCACACGCACTGGATCAGGCACACGCATAAACAAGGGCGGTTATATTGAAACAATGGCACAAAACGTGCCTCGTTTGAATTATCGATTGGATGCGGATGGCAATCCAACGGGATGCGCTGAATTGCTATTGGAGGAATCAAGGCAAAACAAAGTTTTTCCAAATAACTCATTAACGGGATATTCAATAATAGGAGTATCAACCACAAACAATGATGCTATCGCTCCAAATGGAACAAATGAAGGTGCAAAAGTACAAGCAACAACTTCAGGAACTGCGGTTGTATTCAAAGGATTTTCGGGGACATCAGGTGTTACGCACAATATATCTGCATTCATAAAGGCGGGAACACATAATCAAGTGAGATTGCAAGAAGGTTTTTCGGCATCAAATATGGATGTAAATTTATCAAATGGCAATATCATTGCAAACTCAAATTCATCAAATTTAAAGGTTGAAAAATATCCAAATGATTGGTATAGAGTTTCATTTGATTTCACTTCATCAGGAACAAATTTGCAGTTTGCTTTGTATTTCAATGGAAGTTATTCATCAGGTGAGAATATATATTTATATGGTGGGCAAATTGAACAAGGAAGTGGAGCAACAAGTTTAATCAACACAACAGTTGGAGCAATCACACGCAACAAGGATTCCGCATACAATCAACCATTCGGGGATTTAGCAAGTGATTATCCAATTACTGTTTATTGGAAAGGGCAAATCACCGCATACGATTCGGGAGGTTTCAACACACAAAGTTTTACAGGGGTTGCAAAAAACAATGATGCAATTAGGTATTTGAATTTGAAGTTTTATTCAACAACTCAACTGCAACTTGAACGGAGGAATACAACGCAAAGAATCGACTATATTTCACATTCATCACAATTGGGTGATGTAAAAAAAATTGCGATCAAATATATTTCAAGCACTCACGTTGTAATTTATATTGATGGGATTGAAGTATTTAATAATTCATCACTCACTGCGGTTTCGTGGGATTTTGATTCCATTTTGATTGGGCAATTTAGATTCAATGCAGATACGGGAAAACGTATTCCCGCTGATGAATTATTCGTATGGAATAAGGCACTCACCGATGCGGAAATGGTTGAAATAACAACTCCATAAAATAAAAAATAAAATGAGCCATATATTTAAAAAATATGAATTTCCAGATGAAGCAACTGCGGATGCTTTGATTGATGCGTTGCCATCACAATATGATGAGGAATTGGATGAAACACATCCTGATCACAAGCATGTGATTGTGAAATTATATCATCCAATCGTGGAGCAACCAGTTTATGATGATGAGGGCAATATCGAAACCGATGCGGTATTGGCGGAAAACTTTTCCGTTGATGTACTTTGGCAAGGTATTGAAGCGCAACCAGAGGATTGGGAGCAATACGAAATCACCTTGAGTGATAATGGTGTTCATTCCTTTTTTGGGATTGATTACATATAAAAAAAATAAGTATATTTGTATAGAATTAAAAAATTATAAGCTATGCCAACAACGGGTGTATTTAACGGAACAAATCTGATTCTTTCGGTAGAGGGAGCAAATTTAGGGCATACGACATCATGCTCATTAACATTATCAACTGATTTGCCAGAGGCAACAACAAAAGATTCAAGCGGATTTCAAGAGGTTATCGCAGGTGTGATGAGCGGTGAAGTTTCATTTGATGGATTAGTCACTTATGATGATACATCAAACGTAACTGAACTTGCTGATTTTCTTTTGGCACGTACACAATTGACTGTTGTATTCGGAACTGAAACAACGGGTGATCGTATTTTTACTGCGGAGGGTTTCCTTTCATCACTTGAGCAAAGTGCGGAAATGGAATCACCAGTTTCTTATTCAGGATCAATCACATTGACTGGGCAAATTGCTGCATCAGACGGATAAAATATTATGAATTGAGCGCAATTTGAGGGGGTTGCGCTTTTTATTTTTTTACTATGGCAAACAAACAACGGGGATACTACTCCATTAAACTTGGCGGGAAAATGCGCAAGTTGCATTTTTCAATGAACTTTTGGGCAAACTTCACTGATACATTGGGCATTTCGCTTGATAAGATTGGTGACATATTTGGTGAAGGAATTTCACTTGGCACAATTCGTTCACTTATTTATTCCGCAATCCTTGCAAATGATCAAGAGGAGGGAAATGAAATTGACTACAATGAATTCAAAGTTGGAATATGGCTTGAGGATTTACAAGCGGAAAAACTTGAGGACATTGTGAATGCAATGATGGAATCCAGAGTGCTTGGCAATGATTTGAATCAAGGTGTGAAGCGCAATGTTGTGAAATCAACAGAAAAAAAAACGAAACCCTAACTCCCGAAAAACTCACTTGGGATGATTTGATGGATTATTTCATCGGTCAAGTAGGGATTGATCCTGATAAATTTTGGAAACACACTTGGAAGGAAAATCACCTTTTGGGTGAATCATATTACATTGCCAACAATAAGGAGTGGGAACGCATCCGATATTTGGCAGCAATGGTGTACAATGTGAATGCTCAAAAACGTTCACAAATGATTGATCCTGAAAAGTTGTTTTCATTGCCTCAAGATATATATTCCAAAATGGAAAAGAATCGACCAAAATCCACAAAGGACAAATACAATTCATTTTTAGATAAAGTCAAATCAGCGACATTTGATAAAAAATTAAAGATGTAGGATTTTTGTATTTTTACATCTAAATTCTACGGATGGCAAATAATCAATTGAAAGTTACTTTATTGGGTGATGCATCGAAACTGAATGCAACACTCAAAACCGCATCAGGGCGGTTGAAATCATTTGGTAAAAGCACAACCGCAGTTGGCAAATCACTTCAAACAAGATTAGCATTGCCATTGGCATTGGCGGGTGGTGCTGCAATCAAAATGGCAACGGATTTCGATAAGTCAATGACAAAGGTCAAATCGCTTGTGGGAATTGCAGGTGATGAGGTTGATCGTATGGGTGCAACCGCTAAAACAATGGCAAAGGAATTTGGTGTTTCATCATCAAAGGCAGCTGAAGCATTGTTTTTCATAACATCTGCGGGATTGCGTGGTGATGAGGCAATGCAAACATTGGAGGCATCATTGAAAGCATCCGCAGTTGGATTGGGTGAAACTGCAACGATTGCAGATTTGGCAACCTCCGCAATGAACGCATACGGATCGGACACACTTGGAGCAGCAAACGCAACGGATGTATTGACCGCTGCGGTGCGTGAAGGTAAATTATCATCAGAGGATTTGGCGGGTGCAATGGGTGCGGTGTTACCAATGGCATCAAATATGGGTGTGCAATTCCACGAAGTTGGTGCTGCATTCGCTGCAATGAGTAGAACGGGAACAAACGCAAGTGAAGCAGCAACGCAATTGAATGCCATTATGCTTGGCATTATGAAGCCAACAAAAACCGCTGCGGACAATATGGAATTGCTTGGATTGAGCAGTGCGGGATTAAGGCAGCAAATCAAGGATGAAGGATTGTTATCCGTTATGAATACATTAAGGGATGCATCGGAGCAAAATGCAGGTGCATTTGAACTTGCGTTTGGTAGTGTTCGTGCATTGCGTGGGGTGCTTGATCTTACGGGAAAAAGTATGGATTCAACTCGCACGATTTTTGAGAATATGAATAATACTGCGGGGATGACACAAACCGCATTTGATGCAACCGCTCAATCCGCTGAATTTAGATTGCGCAAGGCATTAAATTCATCAAAGGAATCATTTGCGCAACTTGGCGCAACTTTACTAACTGGATTTTTGCCAATCTTTGAACAAGTTTCAACCGTAATTCAAAACGTATTCAAAGCATTTTTCAATTTGGATGAAGGCACTCAAAAACTTATTTTGGGATTGGGTGCATTCGCTATTGTATTGCCAACAATTATCACGTTGGTTGGATCTCTTGTGACTGCAATTGGTTTGTTGCTTTCACCTGTTGGATTGGTTGCAGCTGCATTGGCGGGTGTTGCTTTTATCATATATAAAAATTGGGGTGAAGTGTTGCCAGTTGTGGTTGGTTTATACAATCAATTTGTGGATTTATACAATGGATCGGAGGCACTTCGTAAAGTGATATATTTCCTCAAGGCAGCATTTCAAACAGTTTTCACATTTGCAAAAACGCAAGTGATGTTAGTAATCAATTCATTTTCAACAATGTGGAAACTCATCAAGGAGTTTTCCGAAAAGGGTTTTAAAGGATCATTCAAGCAAATTTTGTCAGATGGTTTTGATGAATCTGTTGATATTGTGAAAAGTGCGGGTGAGGAAATTGGTGATAATTTTACCGATGCAATGAGTGATGCAGTTGGATCAACACTTGAAAAGAAAACTGTTGAGCAAGTGCAAGGCGCACTTACAAATGTGAAAGATCAAGTTTCTGGATTTGTTTCGGGATTGATTGGTGATGTTGGTGGTGGCGCAGGTGATGCGACCGCAAAAGGCACATCGGGTGGTGGTGATGACACAATGAATGCATCTCATGGCTTCATCGGTGCTGTAAGTATAAATGATATTATTCCAGAGGAAACAGTCACAAAAGCAGAGGAAAGGGCGGCAAGTATTCGTGGATTTTTAATGAGTATTGGATTGACCGCTGAACAATCAGCGGGAATGCTTGTTACAATGGGGCAAGCGGTTGAGGATGGATTCATTGGATTAGGGCAAAACGTTGCCAATTCAATGTCGGAGGCAGGAAGTGCATTCAATGCATTCCTTTCAACATTCTTACAAGGTGCTGCAACTTATTTGGCTGCATTATTTGCTGAATCAACTGGTTTGGCGGTTACTGCAGCGGGAAAAACGGCAACAGCAGCAGGACCAATGGCAGCGTTTGTATTACCCGCATTGATTGCAGGAGCGGTTGCAGCGGTTTCAAGTGGGTTTGGTAGCATTCCCGCATTTGCTGATGGTGGTATTGTTTCAGGCACAACGTTGGGTGTTATGGGTGAATATACGGGCGCAAAACAAAATCCAGAGGTGATTGCACCATTAAACAAATTGGAGGCAATGATTGGCGGGAAACAAGCGCAACAAGTGAATGTTGGCGGTGAATTTAGAATTCAAGGGCAAGATCTTGTGGTTGCACTGCAACGTGCGGAACGCAATCGCTCACGATTAAAATAAAAAAATGGCATACGGGGTAAAGTACAGATTGATTTTTTCTGATTTATTAGGACACGCAAAAAAGGTTGAAATTCTGCAAAATGGATATTCAGGTGAAGTGTTGCCAATGATTGGAACGGGAAATCCAGTTGAAATTGAATGGGAGGGTGATGATGATTTTTACAATCCCATAATTGGATCGAGTTGCACATTGAATTTGCTTGTTACTGATGATGTCACTTATGATGATTTTTTCAAGGGCAATGAGGAGGAATATCGTGTGCAAATTTATTATGATAGGAATCAATCAAATGTTTTTCAAGATAGGGTTGAGGAATTTGCCACAAATGCAGGGCGCATCGAAGTTCCTGAATGTATTGAAAATGAACTCACACAAGGAAATACAATTTCAAGTGATTTCACAAAACGGGTTTTGAATGATGGTGGCACAATAGACAATGAAACGTGCATTGGAAAATCAATTACTGATTCAAGAACTTATGAATGGGGAACTTTTTGGGATGGGTTTCTTTATTTGGATACTTATTCGGAGGCACTCTCAACAACTCCTTATGAAATTTCCATCACCGCATTGGATGGCTTGGGATTGCTTGATGTAAATGATTCAAGGGCATTGAATATATATGTGAATCCGCTTGTAAGCGGAGCAAATTTTGGTGAGTGGTATTATGTTTCCGAAATGTTGCAAGAATTCAACAAAGATGCAACCGCAGTTGAAAGATATTTGTATTGGGCGGGTGATATACAATGGACAGGCACATCGGATTTTATTGGGGATATTCCCGCACGACCATGGAGTACATTTTCAAACATTGATGATAAATTAAATTTTCTAAACAATAAGGAAGTTTTGGAAAACATTTTGCGAAAATCCAATTCAAGGATATTTCACGCATTTGGTGATTGGTGGGTTGTGCCAAATTCATTGTATTTGGATGATGTTTTTTCTGGGCAATACTATGATAGAACAGTTTTCAAAAACGCACTTGCAAACGGGCAAAATGAGGTGGTTGATTTTCAAGTGTTTGGAGTTGGTGATGGCAGAACTTTTGAAGGAAATGCCACAAAAAATGTATCAAAAAGCATCAAAAAAGATTTGCAACCAATTCAAAATGATTTGACAATTGAATACTTATCACCTTTGAAAAAAGTGATTATGGAATCTGATTTGAAACAAGAGGGTGAAGTTTATGGATTTATGGGCGCAGGTCGTGGATTTACTTTTGGTGCGGGTGGTCACACTTTAAGTTATGGAGCGGTTGCCACAACTCACGATTTTGTTGGATCAAATAATCAATCTTACAAACTAACAAATTTCACAACAAGTGCTGCATCAAGAATAACCGCAATAAGTCAAAATGGATTTTTTAAAATTGGAAATTTTAATCCAGCAGACAATGTGGAATATTCCTTTGAATATCTTTTTGATTCAAGCGCAACATCAGTTTCCTATAAATTGTACTATTCGGTATTGGTTCAATCATCACTTTCACCATTCATCCCCGTTACAACAAGATATTACGACAAAGACAATAATTCAATGAGCGGTACTTTGGTGTACAATGAACTCCAATTTTCAGATGCAAGGGATTTGGGACGGTGGCAAAAAGAATCAGGAAATTTGCCTAAAAATTCAAATTTGGGATATTATATGCAAATATCAATCACCTTTTACCAACCAGTTTTATCATCAGGAACAGGATATTCCGCAATGTATTTGGATAACATAATAACAAAAGATTCGGACACAGAACGTGATGAGCAAATACTAACATCAACAATCACACAAAATCGTGGAGTTTATGATTTTGAAGTTGTTCCAAATGAGGAAATTGTCAATGCATTTTTGGCAACAGGAAGTTCACCAACCATTACAGTTGATGATGATAAAAACAACGCACAACAAATATTGAATGATTACAGAACTTATGTGCCTCGATATGAAGGTACTGGATATGGCAACAAAAATAAACCAGTCACTCCATTGGACAAGTTGTTTGTTGATTTCAAAACCGATTATCAGGATGATCAGGCATCAATGATTGATACTTTAAAATATAATTTGCGCCTAAATGAATTCAAATTCATTGCACACACTCCAAACAATGATCCTGATGTAGTGGTCACACATCAATTGCGCCAAAACTAAAAACATTCCTTTTCCCTTGTTTGCCAGAAACCTTGAGTGAAATTTTTTTCGCTTGGGGTTTCTTTTTAGAAAGAATTTTTTCTATATTAGCGAAAATAAATTTTTTCAAATATGGAATTTAACACATATTTCAACTCCGAATTGGAGCGATTGGAACTCACACGAAAAAAGGTTTGTCAAGCATTAGAAATGACAATCCCAACACTTCGTTCAAGGGTGAACAATTGCGGTACATTTCAAGTGGATGAAATCAAAAAACTCCAATCGTTGGGGTTTAATCTTAATCGTTTAATATAAAATAATGGCAGAAACAGAAAACAATTTGCACGAAAAACTTTTGAAAGTGCAAAACGAAATCGGAGCGATTTCAAAATCAGCAACAAATCCTTTTTTCAAATCAAAATACTTTGACATCAATGTATTGATTCGGGAGGTGTTGCCAATACTAAACAAGCACGAACTCACACTTTTACAACCTATCAAGGATGGTGAAGTTTGCAGTGTGATAAGTGATGGGAAAAACTCCATTGAAAGTGGAGTGAAACTTCCTGAAATAAATGATCCGCAGAAACTCGGATCAGCAATAACGTATTTCAGGCGGTACACATTGCAATCATTACTTTCACTACAAGCGGAGGATGATGATGGAAATATGGCATCAGGAATGAAGCCAAAATTGACGAATGAGCAATTTGAAGTTGTG